CCTGTTCGAGCGTCGTCAGCATCTAGGCTCGACGCCGGGAAGTTCTCCCCGGCGGGGAAGCGGGCACTTCCCGCGCCGGGGCCTTCAACTCTGATGGGCCGTCGAGACTCTTCTCTTCTTCGGCGAGCCCTTGGGTGAGGTATTGACGCGCAAGCGGCCCCACCACGTCCACGACCTGGCCCGCTGCGCGTCCTTTCAGAAAGCGAATGCGCACAACGTCCCTTCACACTACGGGAGCTGCGCCGCGACGGCCGGCTTGTGCCGCGCTCGTCCAAGCACGGCGACAGCGGCAAAGACCACGGACACGATTCCGGCCTCGGTGATCACCAAGCGCCGATAGCGCTTGGTCCCGAGCTTCACGCCGAGCACGTAGGACTCTTCATCCTCCGCCGCAGCGTTCAGCAACCGATCCCAGGCGGCGCCCGCCTCGTTCCGCGCCGTGAGATAGTCGGCGGCCGCAATATCTGCCGCGTCCGACCCGTCCGACTGATCCCCTTCCTGGACCTTGATGGCCAGGTTGTTCGTGCCGTCGAAGGTCACGAAATCCCCGACCGCGATGAGAAACGCCAGCGATTCGTGCCCTTGCGTATCAATCGTCGGTCCGTTGGTGGTCGCGCTCAACGTGATCGCGCCCTGCGTGACCGCCGAGACCTGCTTGACATCCTCTGCGTACATGATGCGTCTCCTCCTTCTGCCGTCAGGCGGTCAGGTTACTGGATCTTGAGCAGCTCGATCGCCTCGGCGTTCACGACCTGGCCACCGACGCGCTTGCGGGCGTGAAAGCGGACGTTCCCGCTCGCCGCCTGGGTGAAGGGATCGCGTGTAACCGCAATCTCGATGCGGTCCACGATCATGTACCCCCGGCGGAAATCGCCGAAGGCGACTGGCAGCGTCCCGTCCGCGGAGGCCGGCATGTCCAGCGCCTCGACATAGGGCCGGTCGAGGATGGTTGACGGTGCCCCGCCGGACAGGCCCGGTTGCCAGAGAAAGTTCCCGTCGGTTCCGACCAGCTTGCGGATCAGCGCGACGGTCGCACGCCGCATCACCCACGTCCCATTCCGCGCGTATCCGTCCTTGAGGTTGTAGAACTGGGTCATCAGGTCGGCCGCAGCGAGCACGTCGTTGGTTGCCGTGATTGTCGCCCCGGCCACCGTGGCCGCGTTGATGGTGAGACCTTCCGGCCGCCCGACGCCGCTGCCGACGACGAACGCGGCTCCCTCCGCAACACCGAACTGCTCGGCGAACTCAGCGTTGAGAATCGCCTCCAGGTCGAAGGCCGCATCCTCAAGCTGCTGGTTGGAGACATCGACGAGCGCGTACATCTCGTGGGTCGGAATCTCTTCCAGGCCCACGGTGTAGCCGGTCGTCTCGGTCCGCGTCCCCTGCTCCGCGACCCACTGCGCCGCGAAGACGCCCGTCCGCTTCGGAATCTGGATCGCCCGCGCGGACGTCGTCCGCACGTTCGCGATCGTCCGGATCGGGCTGAACTCCACAATGCCCTTGAGGAGCTCGCGGACGTACTCGGTCGGTGCGAGGTAGCCGGCCGCCGTCGGGTTCGCGACGGCGAGCGCGCGCCGCTCCTCGGGCCCAGGCACCCACGGAATGAGCATCTTCCGCTCCTCCGGGGTGATGGCGTCGCCGTAGCGAGCCCAGTTCAGGAACGCGGCCTTGGCCTCGCTTCCTGGCTTCCCCTTCGCCGGATCCGGCTCCAGCAGCAGGCGCACCGCCTTCGCCTCCATCTCCCCGATCCGCTTCTCCAGATCCCCGATCGAGGTGTTCAGCTTGTCAACGGCCGCTTTCGTCTCAGCCGACACCTGGCCATACTTCTTGACCTCGGCCTCCTCACGCTCGAGCATCCCCTTGAACTCGCCGAAGGTCTTCCCCATCTCTTCGTGGAGCTGCTTGACTTCCATGAGTCGCTCGCCTCCTCGCGGGCAACAAAAACGCCCGGCCACATGGCCAGGCGCTCGTGCCCGAACTATGAAATCCTACGCGCTAGACGCGACTGCGCGCCTCGACACGCATCTCATGCAGCAAGGCCCACAGCGAGGCCAGCGCGGCCGGGTCCGACGTCGAGGTTGCCGGGTCGACGTCCGTGAGGGCGCGTAGCGTGCTGATGCCCTGGTCGAAATGCTCGATCGCCTGTTGCACTTGCTCACGCTGTTCCTGCGCGGTTGCCTCGCGGAGGGCCTTCACGGCCTCCGCAACGCCATACGCGATCGCGCGCAACCGCAGCGACTTCTCCGCCGGGAACGCCCCGGTCGTCTGTTGCTCGAGGAACGCGCAGAACGCCTCGGGATCGTCCTTGTCCTGGCTCTGCGCGACACAGTCATCGAAGCTCTCGAAATCCCCGAACGGCTTCCCCTCCGACGCAGCCCGCGCCTTGACGGACGCAACCACCGCGAGGGACTGCGCCGGGAAGATCGTCGGGGAGACCTCCCAGAGCTTGACCTCCTTGACGTGCCGTTTCGTCCCGATCCAATCGGCTTGGATCGTATCGAACCCAAAGGACAACCCAAAGGGCACGCCCTCCGCCCTCGCCTGTTTCATCAGGGCGTGCGTCTCGCGAGCTCGGACGACCTCCAGGTTGAGGTTCCCCGTGATCCCGAGGCCAAGCGCACTGTCCTCGACGGTCCCAAACCCGATCGGCTCACTGATGGTATGATGCCAAAGGATCGGGACCTTCCCGCCCTTGTGGTGGATCGTCCGCGTGAAGGCGCCCGGCTCGAGGATGTCGCCATAGTCATCGACGACCCCATAGACGGCCGCCAACCCCGTGAACTGTCCCGTCTCCTCGATCGCCTTGATCTCGAACGGGCGGACCCGACGCTCCTTCGCCGTACTGGCTTTAGGTGGCATGAGCGGGCTCCTTCAGGGAGATGTCGCGTTGCCCATTTCCGCGCTGCGCGCGCCGCGTCCGCAGATCGTCAATCGGCGAGGCCGGGATGGGTTCGCCCGGTACGTGCATATTCGCGGGTTCGAGATAGCGGTCGCCGTCCTCGATCGGGTTCTGGTTCTCCAACGCACGGATGTCGTTCACCGATGCCCATCCCCACTGCCGGGCAGTCGCATAGGCAGCGTACCGCGTCTCGACGTTCCCACGCAGTAGCCCGTCGACCACGTGCTCGACGAAGAACTGCGTCCGATCTTCCTTCGCGATCAGTTTCGTCCAGATCGCTTGCTCCCATCGCACGAGCCAGGGACGCAGCGTCGACACGACGTAATCAATCGCCTGCTCCTCGATGTTGGAAAACGTCGCGCGCTCGAGATCTTGGATCTTGTGCGGTGGGACCCGGAAGATCCGGGCGATCTCCGTCACTGAGAACTTCCGCGTCTCGATGAACTGCGCCTCATCGGGCGGAATCGACAGGCGGCTCGCCTTCCCGCCTCCAGAAAGGATCAGCCACTTGTGCGCCTTTGACAACCCGCCGTAGGATTCTTCGAGCTGTTTCCGCAGCTTGTCATATTGCTGGTCCGACAGCGTCGGGAACTCCAGGAAGCCACCCATGTTGGTGCCCTGCCCGAAGAACCGCGCTCCGAATTCCTCGGCCGCGAGTCCGAGACTGATGGCCTGCCGGTGCAACCCGATCGGGCTGTACCCGTAGATCCCGTTGAATGAGAGACCAGCAAGGTGCATCACCTGATCGTCCCGAAGCGTGAGCTGCTCGTCGCGCCACGGCGACTGCGATCGGTAGAGCAATCGACGAGTCCTTGAGTCGCGCTCCACCGTCGTCTGCGCCGGCGAGAGTGGCCAAAGTTCTCGCGGGACCTGTCGACTGTCCCGCACGACGTAGGTGTAGGCGTTCCCCCAGGACAGCACATGCGCCGTCTGCGTCTCGCGGAACTGCAGCGCCGTCATATCGGGATTCGGCTGATCGTGCAGCAGCGATTGCAACGGGTGCTTCGTCGCCTTCCGCTTCCCCCGATCGAGCCGCTCATACACGAAGAGCGGGAGGGATGCCACGTCCTCGGCAATCACCCGGATGCAGGCCCAGACGGCGGTCATCCGCAGGGCGGTCGCTTCGCTGACTCGGACACCCGCGTTCGTCAGTTCCGTCTGGTCGATCAAATCAGTGAAATCCGTCACCTTCCGCTCAAAGAGTCTTCGCAGGACACCCACGTCAGCGCGTCCCTCCGAGGGCGCCGGCGATCGCCGCCAAGGAGCCGATGACGAGGAGCACGGCCCCCGGCTCTCCGGCGTACCACCAGGCTCCCGCCGCGGCGGCGAAGGTCCCGAGGAAGAACCAGCGGTCAGCTGTGTCCAGTGCACGCAGGACCTTCATGCTGTCCGAATCTGAACCTCTCCCTGCCCTCGATGCCGCTGGGCGCGGTCGATCGCCATCACCAAGGCCACGATTCCGTCAATCTTCCCCTGGCTCTCCTTCTTGTCGGGCTTGTAGTTGCCCGCTGGGTCCTCGCGGACGGCGAGGTTATCCGCCATCCATCGCAGCACCGGGTGCCCGCCGTGCTGGATCTGCCCCGCGAGCAGCAGCCGCTCGAACTCGCGCATCGGTGCCGCCATCGAGAGGAATCCCATTCCCATCGCGACGACCTGTAGCCCCTCGTTCATCAGTTCCTGCGAGAGTTGGTGCGCATTGAACAGGCGGTCGACGTTCAGGTCGACGAGCTGGAAGCGCGACGCGTCCTCGAGGATCCGCTTCCGGACGAACCCGTAGTCGATCGCGTCGCCGGGAGTCGTCTCCAGAACCCCTTCTCGCTGCCACGCCTGGTACTGCTCCTTGTAGCGGTTGTCGTCCGCGTGGAGCCGCGCCTCGGGGCACCAGAACCGCGCGAGGACGTCCATCGGTCCGTTCTCCGGGTCCTGGAGATCAGGGAACACCAACACCCACGCGACCAGGTCAGAGACCGCCGCGAGGTCGAGTCCGCCGTAGCAGACGCGGCCGCGCAGATCCTCCTCCGTGACCATCCCCGCCTGCTGGTCCCAGAGCCCGAGGTCGATCCAGCGCGTGATCTGCTGCGTCCAGATGTTCAGCCGAAATCGCTTGAACGCGTTCTGCTTGCTCGGCATCCGCTGGGCCTGGCGGCACAGCACTTTCATGTCGTTCGGATAGATCGATACGCCATAGTTAGGGTTCGCCTTCCTCCACGCTGCCTCAGATGTCCAGTCGTCCTTCTCGTCGATCGTCGCCACGTAGGCGAAGAAGGCGTCGTCCTCGATCGTGCCGTTGAGGACACTCTCCGCATGCTCATGCTGCTCGTAGCAGATCGACAACCGATCCGTGCCAGCGGTCGTCGCGACGAACAGCAGCGGCTGCCGCCGCGCGCCCATCGCGGATTCGAGCGCGTCCCACGTACCACGCGTCTTGTGCGCATGCAGCTCATCGATGATCGCCACGAGCGGGTTCAACCCGTCCATCGTGTCGGAGTCGGCGCCCAGCGGTCGATAGAAGGATGCCATCGCCTCGATGAAGAGGTTGTCCTTATGAATGCCGATGTGCTTGCGCAGCGCCGGCGACTTCTTGACCATCCGCACCGATTCGCTGTGGATGATCCGCGCCTGGTCGCGTTTCGTGGCGGCCGTGTAGAGCTCAGCGCCTGGTTCGCGATCGGCCACGAACAGGTAGAGTCCGACCCCTGCGGCGAAGGTCGACTTCCCGTTCTTCTTCGCGACCTCGTTGTACGCCGTGCGAAACCGCCGATGCCCGTCGCGCTTCCAGCCGAGGATCGACCCGATGATGAACTGCTGCCAGGACTCGAGCACGAACGGTTGTCCCCCGCC